CATGGAATGTGGTATGCACTCATACTAAATCCTAATAGAAGTCAGACAATTAACGACTTCCTGCCCCGATAATGTTAAGAACTACTGAGTCCAATCAGTGTTCAGACATTGTGAACCTTAAGTGTCTCTTTAAGGCGAAGGGCCAAAAGCAGGGCTCGCCGATCGGCGATTCTAAATCCCTACAGTTGGTCAACATCGACAAAAAGAGAGAGGCTCTCAATTCACCGCCATTATCAGTTCTTACTTTGGCCAGTTCTGCCTTGTAAGACGACCATTAGGATAACTCCTTCCCCCACCACAGGGGTTCAATGTACGAAGGAGAGAAAGTGCAACTCGTAGCTCTACTATATTGTAGCAGAGAGAGAATTATCTACGAAATCCATTGCGTGTCCACGCGCCTTGGATCTCACCAGATGAGTCTATACTCTTTCTGTGAAACCCATTCCCTTACCGGTTCAATATGTCCTTTAGACAAGACCGGCTGATAGGTTGTAGACCTACCGAAGCGCCTTCTGATAGTATCATACTGTTCAAAAACAGAATATGTACTCGAAAATCCCTGGCAAACTGGGAACTCCGCAGCTGCGTGTTCTCTTGCCATAGAAGATTTCCTATCGAGTTCATCTCGGAACAAGATATCAATCAAGCGCTTTCCCTGTAGTCTACATGCCTTCTGGAATGAAGTATCCCTCGATAACTTCATGCGCCCAAGCCCAACAGCGCTAAGTCCGATTCCACCCTCATCCTCTCCAGCAAAAAAGTCGATGTTTGGAAAGTTCGCCTTTAAATACGAACAATGCTTCCAAAACAAACGGTTAGCCTTTTCCTGCATGTCGAGAGTGAGTCCATCCAAGAGAGTATCCTGAATCTTTTTACAGACTCGGAATCTTCCTTGGAGGGTGTCTTCGAACCAATCCAGAATGCCCCTTAGCTCCAATGATCTGACTGTAGTATCTATCTCGCAGTCCTGCTTCCGGCGATTAGTGATAAGACCAAAATTAACGTAGTTAATTTTGACCGGAACACTAAGTGTCTTTCCAGTTTCCATCGAATGATACCTATTAACTAGGTACATCTCGGAATTTATCTGGAGAATATCCTTTGAGAACAGGTTCTTACCTACTGAAGGTTTAAAACCAAAGTTCCCAATGACACCACGCCAATGCCAATAAAACTCTTCACTTGAACAGAAGAGAATATCATCCCCATTGATCTTCACAGGTTGAATAAACCTCCGATCGAAAGGGCGAATTTCCTTTCCGAGGAATGTTTCCCAGGCATAATGATAAGCAGAATAGTTCGCGATACATAGCAGAACAAAAGAGATCACAGAGCCCATCAGCTGGCCATTAGTCTGTTCTATGCGATCTGGAATTGGCTTCATTCTTAACTCCTCTAATAATTTTGAGTTAAAGAATCCTGACTTGGCTCCCTGGAGAAAGAATTTTTGAATCTTCTCCCAGTAGGAGTCGTTTTCACCGCCGGGTAAAATCTTTCCAATAGGATAAACGATTTGACCCCCCGTCAAAGCATTGACGCAGGACTGATAATCCTCAGGATGTGTTGTTCTTCCAAACATATTCTTACAAATACGCATGGTTACATCCATGTGGAGATTATCAGTAGCAGCTGAATAGTCACCGGAACAAAAGCCAAAGCCCGGACGCCAACTGGCAAGAATCTCGTGAAGATGAGATCGCTGCAACGGTTCACCAATCAAGCTAAAAGCTCCTGACTGGTGGTTAACAAGCGACCTCCAAAGACCCTTCTGAAATCTCTTTAAACCCAAGTATTGGTTCCATTTCGGTTTCGTAATAGTACGAACCTTCATCGGTTCCAGAATACAATATGGTTGAGATTCAGGTGTCTCGAACAGATTATCCCGAATAGCAGATAATCCATTATCTTCCCACAGTTCTTTCATGGTTGGTCCAAATCCATAGACAGACTCGACATCGACCCCCCTCCTAACATAACCTACAAACCTAGGAACACCACTGTCAATAGCCTTGACAAGATGGTTATAGTTGTAGTAGCGGAGTAAAAGTGCGCCCAAAGCTCCCCTTTTCTCGAAATTATATTCCATGGTACTCTTTGAAGAAACAGAGTGATCCATGTCAAATAATTCCTGATCAGGGTCGTAAGCAATTGACTCACAAACTCTATCAACAACATCCAGACAAGCATCCGGCGTTGTATTATGTTGGGAAAGTGTAGCCGCATGAGTTGCTAAGGTATCCAATACCTTTTCAGGTCTTACAGGCAAAAGTCCTTTCTTCAAACCCTGGAACAAAGTGTAAAGTTTCTCACAAGTCGAAACTCGGAGATACTTACTTTGACCCTTCAACCTTCCTAAACAAACCCGTAAACGACGGGGGAAGATTCGAGAGCCTATGAAAAACGGCTTCTCTTCAGGTAGTTCCAGTCGATAATGCTCACAATAGATCAGATTGACCGCATATTTAAACTGGTCAATCAGCCCACCATTGAGCGATATCAAAAAGAAGAGAGTGTGCATGCCAGCAAACTCATGATCATCAAGATCGATGTCAAATAAAGAACATAACTCCCTTACGCGTTCAGCATAGTCCAGGGATTCCTTCTCACATAGTAACAAATACTTATGTTGAAGGTCTCCCACGCTATCTTGGCTCGAACGACCTCTTCTTAAAACAGAGGCGGAGACGTGAATGTAGCGATCCATCCACACGGTAGGGTTACAATTCTGATCCATCCTATATGAGAGTAGGAGTTTTCTAACAACTTCCTTCGAAAAACCAAAATTGGTTAGTAACGAGGAAGGAGATAACTCCCATTCATCCCAAGTTCTAGGATCAGAAAGGGGACATACACCCTTGAGCAGCGAGCGGTATTCATTTACCATTGATAGTCCTAAACGCTCCATATTCCAGTGTTCTGAGTTGAGGGGTTGTGCGATTACTGAAACGTGATTGTACTGCTGCTCGG